ATGATAAAATATTATAATAGAAAAACTAAAAATTATGATATAGAAAAAATTGCTGGTGAAAAATATTTAAATTGGACTTATTCCTCACCTATAGGCATGAGCCTTTTAGAAATACTTATAAAAAAGAAAATTTTTTCAAAAATATATGGATTTTATTGTGATAGAAAATTAAGCAGTAAAAAAATAAATAAATTTATTAATGATTTTCAAATTGACATGTCTTTATGTAAAAATGAAACTAATAATTTTAAATGTTTTAATGATTTTTTTGTTAGAAAGTTAAAAAAAGAAGCTAGACCTATAAATCATGATAAAAATATTTTAATATCTCCAGGTGATGGCAAGCTTCTTGCATATGAAAATTTAAATTTAAATTCTATAACCGAAATAAAAGGAATAAATTATAGTTTTTATGAGTTAATAAATAATAATTCATTAGCAAAAGAATATGACAATGGAACTTGTATTATTTTAAGATTATGCCCAACAGACTATCATAGGTTTCATTTTATAGATAATGGTATATGCGAAAATTCCATAAAAATAGATGGATTTTACTACTCTGTAAATCCAATTGCATTATCTAAAATACCTAGCTTGTTTTGTAAAAATAAAAGGGAGTATGCTATTTTTCATAGTGAGAATTTTGATGATGTAATATTTATGGAGATTGGAGCAACATGTGTAGGTTCTATAATACAAACTTATAAGCCTAATACTAAAATTTTAAAAGGATCTGAAAAAGGTTATTTTAAATTTGGAGGATCTACAGTAATTCTATTTTTTAAAGAAAACGCTGTAAAAATTGATGATGATATATTAACTCAAACTAAATTAGGATATGAAACATCTGTTATAATGGGTGAATCTATTGGAATAAAATTTAAAAAATATTAAATGATGAGAGTATATAAGAAATTTACCTATTAATTCTCTTTCTAATGTTAAAATTAAAGGTTTTTTTATATCTCTATACAACTATAAGTTTTTATTAATAAAACTTAAATTAGTCTTTTTAATATATTATTCAATGTTTCATAATATTAGATTTTATTGCATAAAAAAAAGACATACTTCGTTATTAACGAAAAATATGCCTACTTCTTGGTGCATCGGGCAGGATTCGAACCCGCGGCCAACTGGGTCGCGCCGTGCAATTTTAAAATATTTTAAAACACCATCAAACACTTATAAATGCCCATTTTATTTTTTAACTAATGTTAATTCAATACTGTTTATTTTAAACTATTGGGGGCAAAAAAAGGGGCAAAATTAATTTAAAAATCTATCCAACTTTTTTAATGCCTTTCCTTTCACCCTATAAAAAGTTGCTCGTGACATTCCAACTTTCATACAAGCACTTGTTGTTGAAAGTTGACTTTCTGAAAAATATAGAAGGTTTATTACTGTTCTTTCATCTTCAGATAACACTTCTAACATAGTTTTAATTTTGTTTATTTTAAAATCTATTAAATTTATTTTTCTTTCTATTTCTAACAATTTCTTATCTTTAATAAACATGTTATTAGCAGTTTTATCAGAAATACCACTTGTTTGTACTCTTTCTGAATAATTTACAGTACCTATACTATCAATATCATTTTTGTAATACTCCAATTCCATTAATAATATTTTCTTTTCTGTTAAGTAATTTTTATAATTCAATAATTCAGTCTTAGCACACATAATATTTCTCCTTATTAGGCATAAAATTTTTCTTGAAAATATTTTTTGGGAACTCTACCAGCTATGGTTATGTAACCCATTTTTTTAAGTTCTTTATTAAGACTAGCTACTATTTTATAAGCTTTAGATTTACTTACTTGTAGCATTGTAGCTATTTCATCAACTGTATAAAACATTTATCGCGTCTCCTCTTCTTCTTAATTGCATTAAACTTTATTAAAGTTATCCTTAATTATTTTTGCTTTTTATAATTTACATAAATTGATTTTATAAAATAATCGGACTGTCCAATTCTGGCTTTTCCTAAATAATCGGACTGGGAAATTTCTCCCTCTCCTAAATAAATAACGAGTCTGCATTTTTGCAGAGTCCTCATAATTATGACTGCTCAAATTTGAGCCTTCTAAAATATTAACATAATATTATTTTTAAATACATATACCACATAGAGCATTTATTTCAGATGTCTTTTTACTTATAATCACTCAAGTGGAATTCCACTTGAGTATGGGATATGCCCAACGCAATTTTGCTCTCGGCTAATTTGATTACTTAAAATTGTGTAGTCCTACTTTAGGATAACAGAAAATTGAAGGAACTTACTCAAAAAAAAGAAGGTTCAAGGTTAGTTACTGCCGACATCATGTTAAAATTTAACTATAGTCACTTTCATTTATTAATGTTGCTTGAGTTTTAAGCACGTTCCCATTTTGGGTATGTGCTATCATCTTCATCAACACTTTGCCGGTAATAGGGTAGTCCGTCAGGTCGACACCCTTGCAAAGAGACATCCATTTTCTATTAGACTTTTTTGTCCAACTGTATCATTGCTATTTCTTTTGCCATATCTAACTTGATAGCGTGGTCTATATACGTAGTTTCATTTCCTTGAGCTGTTGTTCTTTTTTGTACAATAGCTATTTTTTCAACAAATAAATCTAACGTCCTCAAATTTGAGTTGTTTGAAATTTAACTATAGTTATTTTATTATGGATTATTGGTTACTCTTTTTTGAGTAACCAACTGAATATTATTAAGATGGTTCTTAAACTTAATAACAAATCCTTATCTAGTCATATGTACTATATTTCATTTGTAATAAAAAATAATTAACTATTAATTTGTATTTTTCATTTTCTTTTGTAGTTAAATCTCTATTATCAAACATGTCTTGTATAATAGCCATCATTATTAATCTAGCTTTATTTTTAAATCTTTCACTTTTAATTTTTATTTCAAAATTATCTATAGAATCCTTCAAATATCCTTCCGCATTAATTATACATAACTGCAAAAAGTTGTCTTCATCATCATAATCTACCCTTAAATATTCTTTAACCTCTTGTAATGTTATAATATTAATCACTTCCCATACACATATCTTTAGCAAAAGGGAGTGGCAAAATTGTCCACCCCTTTTATTAAGCTATTGGACACTCTACAATTTTAATAGCTTCAGTGTCGATTTGTTTAATATCCTTTCTTACAATTACTCTTACTTTAGTTGAATCGGTATCGAAACCAGCTTCTTCACTTGATTTTACTTCATATGCTTGGCGGTCAAATACAGTTACACCTTCTTCTAAATTTGTAATTATAATTGTTGTCTTATCTCCTGTATCATTATTTTTTAATAACTTTGATGATATTTCAATAATTTCTTTTCCTAAGAATTGATAACCACTTGCTAAAGTTGCATTTTCCTGCATTACAAGTCTACCATCTGTATAAGTAATACCACTTAATAAAGAATATCCATCATTATTTACTATAATTTTAAGTCCTGCTCTTATATCCGGGTCAAATGAATTAATTATATTTTGAATTTTTGTCAATGTTATAGGTTCAGTTAAAGTTTCTTTTTTTAATAATGCATTTGTAACAAGTCCGTCATCACCATTAAAACCATTTAAAATATAATAATTTGTTGTAAATACGTCCTTCTTAGCAATTTTCCTTGATAAATACCCCATAATATCAACTTGCTGATCCTTAACAAATGAATTACTTAAAGTGTAGACTTCTCTCATATCTTTAACGTCATATTTAACTTGTTTGAATTTTGGTTCTTGGCCATCTTTATTTTTATCAAATTCCCCAACGACACTCATAGGTATCATATCCTCTGATACTTCTATAGGTACAATTCCACTTTTAGAACCTACAGGCATAACATTACAATACTTTGATAAATCAACTAAACTTCTTTTCATTTCTATGATTTTATTGTGGAATTCTTCTCCTAAAAGATAACCACCGTTTTCCGCTACACTTGCACCTATTGCTCTTTTTTCTATTTCATTAATTGGTTTTCTAGCAATTATATTTCTAAATACTGTTCTTACTTCTGTGTTTTTATTATTTTTTTCTAGTATTTCAGCATTTAATGTTGAACCCCTTAATTCTCCTCTTGTCTGTTCTTCTTTTTCTATTCTTTTCATCAATGATCTTAGTTGTTCTTTATTTATTTTTTCACCATCTTCATTATCATCATTTAATAACTTATTTATTTCTTCCTTTACAACTTCAATATCTGTATTATTATTTAACATTTCTAATATCTTTTCTAATTTTTCACTCATACTTTTAACCTCACTTTTATTTTTATTTTTTGCATTTTCTAATGCTCTTGTACTAACCTTATTATCTTCATATGCTGGAAATGGGGTTGGACTTATTTCCAATAGTTCAGCTTTTAAAACTGTTCTTACTGGGTATTCTTCATCATAATTCCAACTGTCCTCTAACACGTTCATTCCAAAGCTTGTACCATCTACATCACCACGTTTTATATTTTCTAATATATCTGTTCTACTCTCTGGCATACTAATTTCGAACTTTAAACCTTCTCTAGTATCTTCTAAATTTAATGTATTACTTTTAGTGCTACCTAGAACTATATTGGTATCATGGTTCCATAGTGCTTTAACAGTGTTATATTTTAAAGCGTTCTGACTTATAATTTCATAAAATGAATTGTTTATTAATTGACTTCTTATGTTATATTTAATTATCCCTTTAACTTTATTACCACTAGTATGTAATTGAGCTTCTTTACTCCTCTGTTCCACCTTCTCCACCTCCTTTTTTATTAATTTGATATTGTTTAATATAATTTGTTGGTGCGTAATTTAAACTCATATAATGTTGATGCATTCCCTCATCATCTATAGGTTGTAATCCTTCTTTTATTCTGATTTCATTAGGGCTCAATGCTCCTATTGATTGTAATTCTTTATAATATTTAATTCTTGCGTCCGTATCTCCTCTTAATTCTTCTGACATATCAAATTTAGTAAATAAGGGTTCTTCATCCAAAAATAACTTATCATCCATTTCATTTTCTATTCCGCATAATATTGGACTTATGGTATTTTTATAATAAAGTAAATTTAAATTCTCAACATTACTAAATGTTGCTTTACTTAAATCTCCTAACATGGTACTAGGCATATTAAAAAGTCTTGCTACTTCTTCAACTGAATAAAATTTTTGTGTGTTTAAAAAGTCCATGTCTACAATATTTTTATCTATTGGGCTATGTTTTAATCCTAAATCTAAAACAGCTACTTTTTTAGCATTACTCAATCCACTATTAGCGTCCATCCATGCAGTTCTTATATTTTTTTTAGCGTCTGACGTTAATTGTGCATCTGTATATAAAATATCTCCAACAGTTGTACCGTTACCGTAAAAACTACCTAAAAACTCGTTACTCGCTCTTGCTATCCCTATGCTTTCTCTACCAATATAAACAGGGCTCTTACCCTCGTAACCATCTAAACTAATTCTTTTTAAATGGATTATATCTTTATGGCTTATTTTAAAAGCTTTGCTATTAATTGATATTTGATAATCTAACTTTGAACCATTAGGGCTTAAATTTAAACTTACACTATTAGGGTTTAATATCCATAGTGCATCTATTTTATTACCTATTCCACGATCTATCCATGCATAAGCATTACCAAAAAGCAATAAATTAACTACCATTGTTTTAAAAAAATCAAATTTTGTTATAAACGGATTTGGCTTGTTTAATAACTTATGAATATTATGATTAAATTCTTCTGTCTTTCCTTTACTTGACCTTCTATACACATTTATAGGCAATTTTGCAACACTATTGCTTATTTGGTCTACAGCTGACCATATAGCGGTCAATTCAAGGCTATTTTCTGATGTTATACCTAAGCCTGTCTTTGTATTAGGTTGAGCAACTCCAAATACAGTTTCAAAATTAATTTCTCTTTGTTCTTCTGATGTTTTTTTCTTAGCTTTATGAAATAATCCCATTTTATCCCTCCTTTACATTGAATAATTCTGTTCATAATGTCTTGATATATTTTCGCTTGAGTACGGATCATTAACCAATGCATCACATCTACTTAAAGCCATTATCATTGCAATGATTGCATCTATCTTATTTTTACTTTTTTTCTTACTATATTTAATATTTTCTGCATCATCAGTAACCGCTGTAACATTTCCACTCTGCCATGTTAAACATTTGTTATCTTGAATTATTAGCTTTCCTTCAAGAAGTAATTCTTCAAACCTTCTTATAGCTGGTGACATTGTTTTAAACCCTTGTCTAAAGTTCACTAAGCACTTAATTTCATCTTCTATATTAATCATAGTGCTTTGTAATTTCCATTCATCATATGCAACCTCCTCAAGTATATCTTTATCTTTCAATAACTCTGCTTTTACATCTTTAAGCAAAACATGGCTTGTTTTTAATTCTATTAAATCACCGTTATGAATAAATCTTTTTAATCTTTGTTGTTCTTTATCCTCAAATGTTTCAATAACACCTGTAGCAGTATATATTTGAGGGATTATAATATACTTATCTTTTATTTCATCATAATAACACTTAACATATGCTGTAAAATCCGATACCTGTCCATAATCTAATCCAGCACAACATAAACATTTATTTCTATAATCCATTTCATTAACATTTTGCAACGATTTTTTCCATAGTTGTTGGTTTATGGCATTTTCAACAATTAAAGATACATGTTGATTTAAGTACAATCGTCTGAACGCGTTCTCCCTGCTTTTTACTTGTGTCGCTCTTAATGCTAATAATTGAATGTCCTCTAGTTTTCTAAAATGTCCTAACGCTGGATTACTTTTAAAATATTGTTCCATGTCGTTTATATTACAATTTTCTTCTGCCTCGTATATCCTGTAATAAAAACTATCATCTTTAAATTCTCCATCTTCTATACCTTTAGAATAATTGTATAATTCATATTCAAGGTTGGTATCATCTTTACCGTTTGATGCAGTGGTTATTGTTATTCCTAAAGGTTCATCTAATATACCTTGACCTGTTTTAAGTTTGTCATATGCAGAATTATCTTGTAATTCATGTATTTCATCCATACAAAATGCGGCTGCACAATATGAGTCTAAATTGGAACCGTTACTTGACAAAACTCTTAACGTTATATTTTGGTCTTCTCTGTATATTTCTTTTAAACTGTCTGTTATTTTACACATCATCTTAAGCGGTGTATTTTTAATAAAGTTTTTAATTGTCTTATACAATAATCCAGCCTGTTTTGTAGTATTAGCAGTAATTATATATTCACAACCATACACAGGCTTAAAAAAGAATAAATATGTTAATATTAGCCCCACTATGAAGCTTTTACCTTGTTTACGTGGGCAGTTTATATGGGCTTCTCTAAATCTCCTTAAATCGTCTTTCTTACGTTTAACACACAAAATATCTGTACATATCTCATATTGGAACTTTAAAGGTTTTAATAATTCTCCCTTTTTACCTTTATCAAGGGGCATTTTACAAGCAAATTTATAAAATCTTAATGCTTCTTTACAGTCAAAATAATATTGTTCATTATTCCACTTTTTTTCTTGTTCTTTTATAATTTTATCTATATTAGTTATTATTTGTTTTTGAATTAATTGTTGGAATTTTGGGTTAATCATCTAACCACTTGTTAGCATCAAATTTATCTTCTTTTTCACACAATAATTCATGTAATAGCTTTAATTGAATATTAAAAGCCTTTAAACATTCTCTTAATTCTTTTCCCGCTGGATTTGCTCTTAATGTTCCAGTTACATTTTTAATATACATTCCTTCTTCTTCTAAACATTCTCTTGATTTATTTATCATATCTATTAAATTCAAACAATTGTTAAATATTAATTCTTGTTCTTTATTGTCTAATTTATCTTTATAAAAATTTTTAAACTCTATTATACTTAAAGGTTCATTTGTAAAAGTTAAAAGCTTCTTTTCTAACGTCATATCTTTCGCTTTTCCTTTCTTAATATCATATTCTCTTTTTTTATATAATCTATCATATTCATTACTATTTTGTGGCATTTCAATAACCTCCTTTTTCAAGAACGTCACTTTATAAGCTTGATTTTCTCGTGTGTAATTGGGGAAGCGGTCTAATTCTAAACCATATAAGTTTCTTTATACGGGAGTATCATTTGTCTTAATCCTAACCCCCAACCTCAATAAATCTTTTTATTAATTTTTAAAATTCTCTACAACTATATTATACCAAAAACACGAACATTAATCAATTAAATTATCAATAATGTTCGTGTTTTTATCAATATAAATAAATAATTTTAAATCTAATAGTTATTACAAACTTCTCTTATTGCATTTAAAATCTTTAATAATTCTTCTTTCTTTCTAAGATTAGTTTCTTTCTTGTATTCCTCAATCATATCAAACAATCTATTTAATACTTCTATAAATTCATTATGATTTGTAATTTCATTTTCTATTTTTAATAATTCCATTTTCAACACTCCTTATTCTCTCCAATATTTTTCTTTGAAATATTTTAATCCTTTCGGTGTTGGTTCTAACCCTATTCCTTTACACAATTCTATATACTCCATTAGTACGTATATACTCATATTTACCTCCTAGCACTATACAAATAAACCTTATTAGCGTATAATGTAAGTATGTTTCAATTCGTCGATATTTTCATTTATTGCATATTCTATATTTTGGAATATGCTTTTTTATTTAAAATCCGTTGTCGAAGTTTTTTTGTGGTATTTCTTCACCTGTAATATTTTCATACTCTTGCATTAAATAGCTCATGGCCCTACACAATTCATTGAAGTTATCAATATACTTTTCAAATAAATTAGGTTGCTGATTTGCTACTTCTTCAGCTTTTTTTATTCTCAACAAATTCCTATTCCAGCTTTCTTTAACTTCTTTCATTGTCATGCACACACATCCTTTCTTTTTCTATACACTCTGAAATTTCTTTTATTTCTTCATCAGTAATCTTCATGACTTCCAATAAAAGCAATAAAAAATTAGGCCTAACATCTCCATTAATTTCATCTAAAAACAATTCGTGCAATTGATCTTTTAAATCTATCTCTATATCTAATGCCATTGACATATCACATTTCATTTACATGCCCCCTATTTTATTTGTTCTTGAAGGTCAAGCAATTTAATTATTATTTCTTCCATATATTTTCCCCCTACTTTCATAATTTGTATAAATTTATAGTCATTTGAATATAATCTTTCTGCGTACTCGAATCAGGTACAGGATTTTTCTCCCACATATAGTCATCTAAATAAGGTCGCCCTGAACTGGGGCATCATGCTTATCTTCATTCTATCGTCGCAAAACACGACATTAGCTTTATTAGTATTCTGGCATTAAATTTACCTTTATAGTTTTAATCTTGCCTTACAGATTAGGTCCCATCTATTTCGTTACCTACCTCTTTATCCTAAACTGTAAAGTCCGCTTTCATTTATTATTGTCATTTTCCTACTTTGACCTGCCCCGTCAATTTTACGGGTTAGCTTATCTTCACTATCTACATGATTTCTTAGTGATTGATCCGTATCTTTATATCCTAAACATTTAGCCACATCTTTTCCTATAAACCAAATTACATTTTCATTTTGTATTGTTCTTATTTCTCCAAACTCATGATTTTTAAAAATTTGTAAGTTATTCATACTGTTGTACCTCCTATATAGCTTTTTTCTCTTTGCTTATATCTTCTAACCAGCTATCTAATAGTTCTTTATTTATTAAAAATTTTTTTCCTACTTTGAAAGATGGGAAGTTATTATCACCGTGAGCTAGTTGTAATATTTTATCTCTTCCAATACCGCTATACTCTACACATTCATCTATTGTTAAAGTTGCTTTTCTCTCTTTTTTATTACGAATAGCCTCTTGAATTGCTTCCTTAATAATATCCTTTAATTCTATATTGGTTAAACCCTTAGTTATATCTAATATTTTTTCTTCCATTTTAATTACCTCACCTTCATAATTTTAAAAAGGACATTCTCCTTCTACTTCTATAAACTCATAACCTTTTGTATATCCATAATCTTTATTTAAATCGCTATCTTGTCTATAAAATCTCTTTCGTTTCTGAGAAAAATAAAGTCCTATACCTTTTTCACAAATTTTGCCCGTTGGTCTATTTTTAAATAACATTAATGCTCCATCAAAATCATGCTTTCCTTTTTCTTTTTGTTCATCTGTGTATCTATGCATAGCTATTACATAATCTGATAAATTGGTTATGTCTCCACTACCACAAACATCATACTTAGTAACTATTGCATTTTTTTCATTTGGTTTTCTTGGGTGTGCTACAATATGAATAACTGCATTATACTTAATAGCAAATTTTTTTAAATCTCTTATAAATTGTTTCTGTGCATTCAACTCCTCACTTTCCTTGCATTCAAGGTCTATAGTCATTAAATTATCTAATACAAAACATTTAACATTTTTTCTTTTGGCCAATTTGTTCATGGTTTCAAGTATAGTGGTTTTTGAAGTATCAAAGTCATTAGAATATATAAACAACTTATCATTTAGATAATTCCTTATCATTTCTTTTGCTTTATCACTTGCCTTACTGTATTCCCTTCCTTCCTTATTTTTCAATGAAATCATTTGATCTTTTATTACCATTGTTTGTGTCAACCAATATATCAAATTAGGCCTTGTCAATTCCCCACTAAATATGAATGTTTTAAATCCTTGGCTTATCGGTTCAGCAATACACATTTGGTTTATAATTGTACTTTTACCAGCACCATTATATCCAGTTAATACATTTACGCTACCTAGTACAAAACCATGCATAACCTTGTCGAACTCTTTAATGCCAGTTCTAATTTTTTCAGCTTCATTTATATCAAAATCCGGTATATTTCCTATATCTTCGATATTTTCTATATCAGCTTCTTTTGCTTTCTTCAACTCTTTCAATACTGTTTGTTTATCAAATTTATATAATATTTCATTAATATCTTTAGCCTTATTACTATTCACTGTTTTAACTATATCTGCAGGTATCCTTGGAGCAATTACACTCATACCCTCTATACCTGCTTTATCATTATCAAACCATAATATAACCTCCTTAAATTGTTCTAACCAACTATAATTTACCTCAACCCATTCATAAGAATTTGCCCCTGTTGGAACTGAAACTGAATTTTTATAGCCACTTTCAATTAATGCTAAACAATCTAACTCACCTTCTGTTATAACTAAGGGTTTAGTCATATCTACTTTGTCCATATTAAATAATGTATTTATATTTGTACCAGCTTCAAACCACATTTTACAGCCTTTAGTTGCTTTACCAGCTTTTCTGTATTTATTGGCTATATGCTCACCCAACTCATTCCTATATTCAAATACAATATTGTTATCATGTGATTTTAATCCAACATATTTAGCAGTATCTTTTGAAATTTTTCTTAGTTCTAAATATGGTAATATTGCATTAATATTTTGGTTATACTCTGTAGCTTTTTTAATAGCCCTTCTTTCGCTTTTAAATGGTTCGTAGTCTATATATAAGCTATAGTCCTTTATTATACTTTCAATGGCTTGTATAAAATTCATATGCTTATATTGCTGATAGTGGTCAAATATATCATAAGTTTTGCCACAACTAAAGCATTTAAATCTTTTATTTTTGTTATCAAAACTCATTGATGGATGTTTTTCATCATGTAAAAAGCATAGACATTTATTATTTTTAAAATTTAATGCTAAATCCCTTGATATATTGCCCTTAACTTCTTCACTAGAAATATTGCTTTTAATTTCATCAATAACCTCTTTAATCTCCATGTTGCCCTCCTAAATTGGCCTAAATTCTTCTTCATAGCCTGTATTACTATCATTACTTTGATTTAGGTACTTTTCAAAATTTGAAGCCCTAAACAATGTCTGTGGGTTAAGCCAATCTTCACAATTATTTCCCTCTTTTGTTCTTTTACCTATCCATTCATTACACTTTGTATCAATAACCTTTTTAAAATCATCTATTATAAATCCTTCCAATACTCTAGCATTAATTAATTTTTGAGTAGTTCTCGTATTAGCTTTAAATTTTTTATTAGTTTTCATATTTAAATAATTTATAACTCGCATATATATATTAGTATTTGTATTAGTATTTGTATTAGTATTTGTTGTACCCCGTTTATGGGGTGGGTGTTCCCCCGTTTGTGGGGTGGGTGTCCCCCTTTTTATAGGGTAACCCTGTTCATGGGGTAACTCCATTTTTGGGGTAGGTGTAATATTGCATTTAAACAAATAATATTTACATCCTATTCCTTTTACAGTTTCTTTTTTTATATATCCTTTATCAACTAAAGATTTTATAACTTTTATTAATGTTTCATCTTTTTTTATTTTACTTCTTCTCATTAATTGCTTATAACTGGGATAAGCATACCCTTTTTGTTCATTGTAGTAACTAATTAATGCTATTAATACACTCTGTTCCTGTATGTTTAACTCCTCGTTATCAAGAACATTTTCATTGTCTATTATTGTATATCCCACATTACCACCTACTTATTTCATTAAGCATTGCTTATTTGCCCATTCTTGCAATAATTCACGGTTCACAAAATATTTGGATCCCAGTTTCCATGAGGGAAAATCCTTTCTCTTAAGTAAATCTTCATACATTCTATTTCTACCTACCCCCAACACTTTCATAGCTTCTGTAGGTGTTATTAATATAGTTTTTCTTTCTTCCATAATCCATCTTCCTTTCTTATAAAATTAAAATAATAAAACTATTTTTCATTTGAAAAGAATAATGTCATCACATCCGAATCAAGTTCTTTTGCTATTTTAATCATTAATTTTTTTCTTGGAATAGATTTCTCATTTTCAATTCTACATAAATGTTGTTGAGTGATATTAAGTCTTTTAGCTAAATCTTTTTGGCTTATTCCTTGCTTAACTCTCTCACTTTTTAATATATACATCAATGATCCTCCTAAATTTAAACTTATACTGTATAACTAAACTATAAACGTTTAGTGTTTATAAGTCAATACAATTTTTAAATTTTTAACGTTTAGTGTTTATTTTTTTTTATTTTCCTATATAATATATATTGAGGTGATTTACTTGACTACAGGTGAAAAAATAAGAAAATTAAGATTATCTAATAAAAAAACTATGAAAGAGTTAGCAAAATTCTTAAATGTAACCGAGCAAGCTATTTCTCAATATGAAAGGAACATAAGAACACCGAATTATTCTACATTAGAATCTATCGCTAAATATTTTAGTGTTAAAACTATAGAGCTATTTCCAGAGCAATTAATAAAAGATTCTGTTTGTAGTTTGGATTCCTTATTAAGAATAATAAATAATAAAGTTAAAAATTCAAAAGATATTTCATGGGAAGATATAAAAGGTTTAACTATTGAGGAGCTATGTGAAGTTATGAATTCTCTAAATGACATCGCAAATAAAATAATAACAAAACGACTTTCTAAAAAGATGTGTGAAGATGATATAATTATAAAACAGGTAACTTATATAGAAGAAAATAATACAGTAAAACGTATAAGTATTAATAATGGATTATCCGTAGAATATTATATTGGAAACTCAAATTTATCAAATGAAGTACAAGAAATTTGGGATAATGAAGGAATATATGGAGCTACATCAATAAATATTAGTAAATTAGGCAAAATTATTAAATAATATAGCAACTAACTCTTCTATTGTGGAAAACGTATATATTATTTTAGAACAACTATATGATAAAATAAATCAACTACTTTTAAAAGAAAGGTAGGTTATTCAATGGCTAAGACTGTATATAAGAAAAAGATAAAGAATGGTAAAGAATATTACTTTTATAGATTAAGACATAAAAACCTTTCAAAACCTAAAGATATATATGGCTCTACTGTTAAAGAGCTTGATACTAAAATAAAGGCTATAATTAATGATCTCGATAATAATATTTCTAATAACAAAGAATTTTTTGGTGTGTTTTTTAAAGATTGGTTATATAACACTCACATGACAAATAAAAAGCCTTCTACTAAAGAAAGATATAATAGTGTATTTAAAAATTATATTGAAGATAGTCCTATATATGAATTGAAAATAAAGGATTTAACTCCATCAGATATACAAAATTATTATAATGATTTAATAGCTAAAGGTAAAAGTGTAGCAGCTATAAGAAATTTACATAAATTAATAGCCCCATCTATAAGATACGCTTGTGATAGTAATAGAATCTTAAAAGATTTTTCTAGGGCTATAGTTGTTCCTAAGGATAAAGAGGATAAAAAACTTAAAAAAGTTAGTGCTGTAAAACCTTTTACTTTAAAAGAACAACTTAAATTCATTGAAGCTATAAAGGGGAATGAATTAGAAATGCTATTTCTTACTGCTCTTGATAGTGGATTAAGACAAGGTGAGTTATTTGCTCTAACATGGAATGATATTGACTTTAATAATAAATGTATAACTGTTAATAAATCATTTAAAAGTATAAAGAATATAAAAACTAATAAGTATGAAAATATTATTCAAACACCTAAGACAGATAAGAGTATTAGAGTTGTTCCTATACCGATACATTTAATAGATAAATTAAAACAACATAAATTATCACAAAAAACCCAAAGGCTAAAAATGGCTAACTTATATGAAAATAATAATCTTGTCTTTTGTAATAAATTTGGTAAATACTTAGATAGTGGTAATGTTCTAAAGAAGTTAAAAAAAATACTCAAAGATAATAAACTTGAGGTAAGAAAATTTCATGATTTAAGGCATACTTATGCTACACGATTATTTGAATTAGGAGAAGAACCTAAAACAGTTCAAACTTTACTAGGACATAGTAATATTTCCATTACACTAGATACTTATACTCATGTATTAGATAATTTAAAAGAAAAAGCAGTAAGTAAATTAGATAATTTATATATTAATGCAGGGGCAAAATAA